GGGACACCCGCATGTCCCACTTGTACTGTAGCTGTTCCACCATCATTAGATACAGTTGTAACGTTTAAAATTACATCCACAATCTGTGAGTTAGCAGGAATAATACCTACAGCTGTTGTATTAGTAGCACCAATAATATCTATTACTGCTGATTGAGCCATCAATACAGATCCTGTATTAGCACTAGCTCCTTCTCTTACGGTACCAGCTTTTACTGGACCTGAAAATGTAGTTGTTCCCATGTCAACCTCCTTTGTTAGTTGTCGTTTAAGTCTTGGGTAAGAATACTATAAAATAAAAAAGGCGGTCTCGCAACCGCCTTCTTCACCTAAGAAAGATTTAGTTAATTATTATGAACCTTGAGATCCGTATACACATCTAGGATCTGAAAAACCAAAGCTATATCTTTCACGCGCTTTGTATCTCATATTTCCTGTATCGAAATCACCTTCCATACCTGTAGTAAGGGCAGCTCTTACGAAGTGTTTAAATCCATTAGGAGCATCAGTTTTAATGAAGAATGCATCAGTATCAGTTAAGTAGTGGTTTACTACATAACCATCTGGTAACATGCCCATGTTTCTCATTGCATTGATGTCATTGTCAGCAGTACCAACTCTTAGAGTGGAGTTCAAGACTCTATCCGCTACAAATTGCGTGTTTACCGGGATTATTAATTTTCTTCCCTGCATCGCAACTTTTAAGCCTCTTTCGTCGATAAAGCCTGCAATATCAATCATTGCTTGCTCTAATGAGGTTTCGTTTAAGTCAGCGTTCGTTGCACTGATGTTTGAGAAATTACCACCAAATGTAGTTGGGTGTGCATTGTTTACTAATGAAACACCATCTCCTCCAGCAGTTGCAAACGCATTATTTAAAATGTTTGCTGCTTTAACTTGTTTTGTGTAAGCCATTGAACGTGCCAATGATCTTGTATAGCGAGCTGATAAAGTGTCATACAAGTTGTCTTCGACAGCTTCCTCAGTCAAACTAAATGCAAGTGCAATAGTTTCGTGAGTATATCTAGCTGTAAAACTTTCTTTTGCAGTGTCGAATTGAACAGCTGCACCTTCTTGTTTTACGGCCGCTTCGCCGAAGCCAACAAGCATTACTTCTTCTTCAAATGCTCTGTCGCTTGTTTCTTGGTCAAAGATCTCAGCATGTTCATTCTCATAACGAGCGTATTCCATGCCGAACAAGGCGTTTAAGCCAGGTTCCAGTTCTTTGGCCAGTTGTGCTCTATTAATAGCCATAGTCTAGTCCTCCTTATACGCCTAACGTTCCAGTGTGAGATCCTAACTGATGATTATTAATCTTTACAACTAAGACACTGTTATTAGCAGTGGAGTCATTGCTTGGAACATCATAAAAATCAATTAGTCTGACCTGTAACGCCGCGGTTGTGTTTTTTGAGCTTGAATCTATTTCAACGCCAGACATACCAGTTGTAGTACTTCCTGCGCCAAATACTAGATTAGCATTTAAGTTTAAGTCTGCAGCGACGATATTTCCACCATCTGAATCTTGCTGTGCAATGAATAGTTGATCGGGATCGTCAGCTACAAATGCTATCGCATCTCCTGGTGAGAGCGAAGCTGGGAAATGATCCCTAAAAGTAGGTTTCTTTGTAGTTGGGTCTGTATAAAAACAACCTGTAAATATTCCACATGTTGGATCGCCAGCAGTAGCTACCTCGACTGTTCCGTCATTTTTGTATTTGACGGGATCGCCAGTGAAGATCGCAGTACCTTGGTTATCCGCAATAGAGTATTTAGTTGTCCCAGTAGTCCCACCGGGTGCTGAACCTACTTTAGCGATTGGACGTAATCCAAAAGCTTGGTCTATGTTAGCCATAGTAGTCTCCTTTAATATTGAGAGAACATAGATCTACCCATTAGATTTTTTGTTACCCCCAAATGATACTCTGCTTTGCCTTTCCTGATGGATTGGCATTGCGGGGTGCTCTTCTTTATGTAGATCGTTTTCAATAGCTTTTGTCTTTGTGTCAGTTAATTGTCGAAAATATTCATCTCGATCTTCTTTAACCTCTAAAGGACAACGCATTAAAATTAATCCGCCGATACCTATAACGCCTTTATATTTTCCGTCTGCAATAGAGGGTAAATCCTCTCTATCGGGATACTCATCTGCTCTCACAAGTTCATATCCACTTCTTAGTCTACCGATGATATTTTTTTCATCAGATTGACCTCGAAATTCTGTGCGACACCACCGATGATGAAAACCTTCAGGTGGTTCTGGCGCATCTAAGTTCGAAGGAGGAACCCATCCCCTCTTCCGAGCAACCTTTTCACGGGTTTCACTTTTGCGCGAAGTTTTTTTGTCTATTTCATTCATTTACGCCTCCTTCTTCACGATTTTTGTTGCATCATCTGCAACTGTCTTGCGTATTCTTCTAATGGCACGCCTAATTTTTTAGCTATTGTAACCTGTGTTGGCGAGAGTTTCACAGTTTTGCGCCCAGTCGCATTGCCATTTCTGGCAGCACCAGCAACAGTCTGAGCGGGTCTGTTACTAGAAACTTGATTTGATTCTACATTATCACTAAAATACCGATTAAGTCTAGTGTCAATTTCAGCGTAGTAATCATCTGACTCAGGGTCTACACCCTCATTAATTAATTGTCTATGAATTCCGTAAGTAGCCATTGTCTTAACAACATCATGATTATTCTCTGTTCCATCTCCAAACCATTTATTTTTAGCAGCCCAGTCTTTTGCTTTTTGACTTGGTTCTGGTTTTGGTATTGGTTTTGTTTCAGTCGGAATTTTTTCTGGTTTTTCTTCAACAGCCTGTTCTGCATCTTGAGCTCTTTTTGCTATCGTCATTTCAGCTCTTTGTTTTTGCAGTATACTACTTGTTAATTTTTCTTGTAATTCAGCCTGTTTACTAGAATCACCAGCTTGAATTGCATCTGCTAATTGTTTTTGTAATGCTTGTGTTTCAGCTTGAGCTCTTGTTTTATATTCTTCAATGTAAGATGCATCTAAAGTAGAATTTTTCTTTTTTAAACTCTCATTTTCTTTTTGAACAGATTGAGCATATTGCAAAGCAGCTTCACTCTGTCTTTCAGCCTCTCTCCATTTCTTAGTTAAATCATTAATTCTAGTTTGAACTTTGCTTGAGTATTTATCATGTTCCTCTGATTTTTCTTCAGATTTTGTTTCTTCAACTTTTTCATTTACTTGTTCAACAGTAACTTCTGGATCTTTGCTTTTTGTTTCTTGCTCTTTATCTTTTACTTCAACATCAACAGATTCTCCTGATGTATCTAAAGGCACTAATTTTTCTTCGTTTGGTCGTGGTTCAATCATAGTTTTCTCCTTACATTATATTTTTGGGTAAAATATCTCTTGGATCTTTTACAGTTGCTATTATTTCGTCATCGTTTACAATTCTCAATTCTCCGCCATCTATTCTTATTCTTGATCCTGCGTAAGTTGTGATTATAACCCAATCACCTTCTTTACACCAAATCTTGCCATACTTTTCTCCTTTGTAAGCTAAAGGTCCAACCTTTAAAACTTTACAAATGTTAGTAGTCATTTGAGATTCTTGAATTGTATCGTCTGTTAAGTGAATACCGCCTTTAGTTTTCTTATCTAATTTAAGGGGTAATAAAACTATTCTCCATCCACATGGATCTGGAACTTTTTCAAGTTCGGTTTTAGCTTTTGTGTCCCAAACATTTTTGGGCATAATTAGCTTAGATTTAGTCGTCATCTTCTAGCTCCTGTTTTTTTAGCAGGTCCGTGAGTTCCTGTATCTCGTTTTTTAATGCTGCATTTTTACCAGTCAAATATTTATAATCTGACCAGTCTTTACACAGTCCACTGGTTATAGACTCTTCAACCGCCTTTTGTCTATCAATTAATTGTTTTTTGTAAGCTGTAAAAAAATTTTCTAACCGCATGATTTCATTTTATCAGACAATTTTTTGCATCGATTCGGTGTCTGTTTATTCCACCTGGAATCAAGCATCTCATAACTTGCGCCGATAAAATTGTCTTCTTGCAGGCATTTCCACATATTCTTAAACTTAGCAACACCTGTTTTGCCAAGTTGAAAGCACATCTCCGTTAAGACGTGTTGGGCTTGTTCCGGCACTTCATCAATGCCATTTTCAATTAATAATTGTTTCATCTGAGCTATAGCTCTACTTAAATCTTTATCAAACACTGCTTGTAAATCATCTTCAGTATATTCTACTCCAGGTTCAAACGGATCACCTTGAACAACTTTATGACCCCAGCCTATTGTGTCAAACCCTTCTGTATCTTGATAGATTTTATTTCTAAACCCTTCACTTAATTTTACTGAGTTTGATAGGTCTTCGTAACTCATTACTTCTTTTTAAATAATCCTATTGCACTAGATCCCGCCTTGATGCCGAAGCTGGCAGATATCGCAATGTACAACAAATTATGATAATACGACGGCAGGTCCTGCAGTGCGAGGAAGCCACGATGCACATGTTCTTGTAAGGGCGTGAATACTAAAACTGCTGGAAGTAGTAGGACAATTAATGCTACCTCATCTTTCCAGCTTCCTTTCATTTGATCAACTGCACTTTGCTCCCATGCAACTTTACCGGCAATTTGATCTTCTTTAAGTTTCTGCGTAGCTTTAATTTCAGTAAGTTTTAATTCTTGCTTTGCTTTTTTTGTTTCGACAAAACCCTTGACGCCATCAGCGACGACGCCAAGAAGGGGCTTTGCTAGTAGTTGCCATACCATAAAATCTTTTTATATTGCTCCAATAATTATGATTACAATTATAGCTACTATTGCAGCTTTAATCCAATCTTTCATACTCCAATCTGACCATTCTTTAAGATGTGACCAGAGATCTTGCAAAAGTTTCATAGAAACCTCCTTGTTTGCAAAGTTTATACTATTTTACGCCTTTAAAAGCTACTTTTTTTATTTGCATATTGCTTGTTTGACCTTTTGGCCCAGAACCTTTGTTATCTTTAACAACAAAAGGTGAGTAAACAATAGCAGCATCAGAACCCACTTTTAAAGTAGGAAAAGGATTTTTGCTTTTTACGACTTCTGTTTTTGTTTTTTTAAACATGTTGACCCCTAGTGTACAGTTGGTTTTAAATTTTTAAGAATGACCTCTTTATCAGACTCATACATGATTTTACCATCACTTCCCATTTTTTGCAAATATATCATTTTAGCTGTTACCAGCATCATTGATGCGATTAACATTCTATCCTCATCATTTACGTGACTACCAAAAGCATAGTTTATTAAATCGTCAGTTATGACGTTCATTTTTTCAGAATTATTAGTTGGTAATGTCATATCTTATTTATGATGACATATCAAAATTTATCAAGTTATTTTTTCTTTCTCTTCTTTTTCCCAGCTTTTGAAAGGGCTATTGCAACTGCTTGTTTCATAGGTTTACCCTCTTTTTTTAACATTTTAATATTTTTTGAAATAGTTTTTTGAGATTTACCTTCTTTGAGCGGCATTTAATTTTCTCATTTGAATATTATTACGCTGAGCAGCTAATTCTGCGGTTTGCTGTAGTTTTGCAGCATCAACTTGAGCTTTTTGTTCTAATTTTGCTATATCTAGCTCTATTTTAGCCATTTTTGCCATAGATTCAGTCTCAACTCTTTGCTTTTCTATGCCAATTTCTTCTTTTTTAAGTTCAACTAATGGATCTTCACCGCCACCTTCTAAATATTCTTGCTCTTCAGCTACAATTTGAGACATTAATTCAGCTTCTACCTGTGCAATTTGCTCATTTAATAGATTATTAAGCTCATTTTGAACAAGTTGAGGTATTTGACCACCAAATTGTTGAGCAATTTGCTCCATCTTTTCTTTATTTTTCTCTAAAACGTTTTGTGTAGCTAATTGTGATACGTGCTGCAATACGTGAGCCGTCATGTTTGTCATTACATCAGGCATAGTTCTCACTAAAACTGATGATAAAAATGCTCTATGTGCAGAAATGTGCGAAACGTGATCTTGCTGTGGAAATGCTTGGGCAGTTTTTTTCATAAGTAATTCAGAATTTTCTGTAACAGGATCTTTCGGTGCTGGTTGAGCTGGGGGAGGTAATATTGCATCAATATTTTGCACTCCTAAAGCTTGATACATTCTTCTGTAAGCCTCGTATGGATTGTGAATTTGTGGATTAGATTGTGCAAGCTGTAATTGAGCTTGAGCCAATTGAATTCTTTGTGACATAGAAAAAATATTGGGGTCACTAATTGGAATAATATCAACTCTATCATCAAAATCTGTTGTTTTAATTACTCTAGGTCCGCCAGTTACGTTATAAGGATATTCTGGCGGAAGATATAATTGGAATACTCTTGCTAATAATCTGAATTCTATTTTTTGTGCATAGTGCATTCTTTTGTGAATAGCACTCATTACTTTAGTGCCCTGTTCAATCATTGCCATTGTTGTTCCAACAGGGTTGGCATTATTTGAATCAGATATTTTTGCGTCAGCTACAGCTGCAAATCTTTTACCAGCATCAACACAAAAACCGAGTAACATGAATAAAGTTTGACTTGGTTCTTTATATGGTAAAGGCACAAAGTTTTGTCTTAAATCTCCTCCAGGAGCATCTACATCTCTAAATTCACCTGGTTGTAAAGGATTATCGTCATCACGAATTCTTAAACCTCTAGCTTTGAAACCTGCTGGTAGATTTGATAAAGTACCTGCATCTATTAATTGTCTTAAGGCAGATGTTGCAGTTCTAGATAATCCCCCTAGCATATGAATTAAACCAAAACCATAAAAACCTAGACCAGGTAAAAAACGATAGTGAACAAAGTATTGAATTTTTTTCTTTAACGGATCTTCAGCTTTATAATTTCTGTAAATAGATAAAACTTTACCTGAGCCCTCATCAATTGTTACTATGTAGGGTAGTTTAATTCCAGTTGGCATACCATCAAGTCCAACATCTTCAAATCCTGGTACTTCCAAATCACAATGCATTTCGAGAAGTGTACATTCGTCATCATAAAGACTTTGCTCATTAGAAGATACACCTTCTAATTGATCATACTTATCTGAAATTCTATTATCTTTTGGAGTTGTAGGTTTTAATTCTACATCTCTATAAAAACCATTTATTTGACTTTTTCTAACTTCATTTTTATTTTGTTTTAAAACATGTGTTATTCTTGGTGCAGTTTCTAAATCTGAACTATGATATGGTACAACTAGATCTTCGACAGGAATAAACTTTGCAACAGCTCTTCCTAAATTTGCATCATAATAAACTTTTTTAAATGATGATCCTGCAAGTGCTAAGAAAAAAAGCATTTGATCCATATCCGGATCGTATTCTTCCATGACTGAGGTAATCTGGTAGTTCATGAAATCTTTTACTCTTTTTGCCTGGTCTTCAGTCTGAGGGTTTTGAGCTCCGACTATGTTGCACTTTACAGGACCACCGGGAGGAAGTAACTCTTTGTAAGCTTGAGCTTGGAATTGAGTTACTGATTCTGCGAGCAATGGGTGAGTTACACCACTTGCTCCTTGAAATGGTTGAGAACGATCTTCGTATTTAAAACCTAAAAGGTCTAATCCTTCAGTATATCCTTGCTCCCAATCTTTTCTTGTTTCTTTATCTGAATTATAATCTGAAATTAAATCTGATGATATATTTTCTAAGTCCTCTTCTTTGACATACTCTGCTAGGTTTGAGTCATGTGTTGCTGGCTGCATCATCTGTGGACCGATAACCGCTCCACCATCTTCTAACATTTCTACACCCTCTGGCAAAGGTTCTCCATCAATATCTATACTGATAGGGCTGCTAGCAAATTTATCTACTATTGGATTATCTTCAGGATTTATTTTTTTATCTATAGCCATTATACGCTTTCAAAGAATATTTCGATGTCAATTAAAGGATCTTCCTTTGACGACTTTGTTTTACCACCCTTTTTGAATTGAGGAAAGCCTATTCTCTTGAATAGCTCAGGATCAAAGGTATCAGACTTTTTTAAGTCTACATAAGGCATGTTTATTAATATCAGCTGACCATTTGGACCCTCTCTTACATAATCTTCTAAACCAGGATAATTTCCGCTATTAATGTAATCCCTGTACTTTCTAGCAGTGCCTTCCATCATTCCATATTCGGTATCTCTATTTGGAAAAACATATCTACCATCATTTTTTATTTTAAGTGTAGCCATTTGTGCTTGCTCTTCTGTAAGGCCTAATTGTTTTGCTCTTTTAGTTATATCTTTATTTAATCTCTCAATAAACTTAACAGTTTGTTTATTATAGATTGTTTTGAATCCTTTATAATTATCTTTGTCTGCTTGTTCGTATACAGAAACAACTTCTCCTGGCACCCAACCCACAAACGAATCACCTTTAATAATAGCATTCTCAATGTTATCTTTTAAAACTTGTTTAACCCAAAACTGTTGACCTCCTGAAAATGGATAGAAATTTTTACTAGCGTCATTTATTGAATCAGGAAAAGTTATATCTTTACCTTTTAAATTTCTGTGAACGTCGGATTGCATTTCCATAATTACATAACCTGTCTCATTGTTCGCATCATTCATAATTTGTCTGCCTCTAGAAAATGCTATCGTATGATCGGCTGTTGGGTGACTTGAATTGTGTTGTTCTAATCTTGCATCTTGATCATATGCAGGTTTAAAATTGTGAGTTAAAACTTGATAGTCTTGCGATTGAGTTCCAGGTAAACCAATTGACATGTGTTCATTGGTAAAAACATTGTTACGAAATGTTTGACCCACTGTTCTCTGAGAATCTTCAAAAATTGTATACTGCCTGTTTGCATCTAGCATTTCTTGAGTAACATCCGACTCAAGCATTAAATCTCTTCTTTGCGTTGCTAAGTTTGTTAAAATATCAGCAGCTTTATCTCTATCTGTAACGCCCATTAATTCTTGATAACCGCTTATAAGAAGATCTTTGTATCTTTCCATAAAGTCACTAACAGGACCAGGTCTTAAAACCATTTCTAAATTTTGTATTTTGTTCAATTCAGTATTTAATACCTGAGGGAAAAGTTCTTGGTTATTACCCATAATCTTAAATGACGCTTGATTTAAATCTGATCCAGGAATGTTAAAAGCATCTAATTGACTAGGAAAGTTTAAAATTTCATCTAGTAGTTGCGCAGAAGTAATTTTTTTATCACCCTCAGTACTATTTAATCTTAATAAAACTCCAGCAAGTCCTGAGTCTCTTAATTCTAATGTTAATCCTTTTTGTGGATCTACTAATTCGTTTACCCACTGATCAATTGTTTTTTCTTCGGTGCCTGTATAATTAGATCTTATGTAGTCTTCTGTTTGATTAAACCTTGGAGCCATATTTTTGTCTCCAGAAAGATCAGGTAAATCATCTAGTGTAGGCATCATTGTTTTTTTGACCAAAGCTTTGGATTCTTTTTTCTTATCACCCATAGTCATAATACTCATGTCCGGCATATCAGTAGGAATAAATCCTCCACCAACTTTAGTTTCGCCTTGAAGGGGATCTCCTGGTGGAATTAAACCAGGTTCAAATTCTATTGGATCAGGAGGAGGGCTTCCTGTAGATATTGGTAGTTTTATATCCGGTGCTGAGAAACCACCTGGTTTACCTTCTTTTGCAATTCTATCTCTTTCTTTTGAAAGCTCTTCTGCATCAGGGCCAAGGACAATACCTCCTGGAGTTTGCCTAACATCTTGACCAAATTTATTAATCATTCCTGGTGTTGCAGCTGTAACACCCATAGCGAGTAAAGGTAACAATGCTCTTATGTCACCGACTTGATCGCTTTGTAGGTTCGGCTTTTGAATTTGTGGCAAGACATCCAAAATATTTGGATCATCTAAAACACTAGCTGCGCCTGATTGAAACTTTTTCTTTTTAGCCATTAGCTAAGTCTTGCTTTTCTAAAGCCTTTTTTAGCTGCACCTGTTCCACGGACCCCGGTACGCGAACCGCTTTTCGCTTTTACTGTTTTAGCTGAAGCTGCTGCACTTTTCATTGATTCTGTTTTATCGCCGTCTTTATCTAAATCTAAAAAATCTGGTTTAGATCCATCTTTAAATGATGTTTTTGTATTGATGATAGACCCTTCTCTTGATCCTTTCACCACTTTATTATTCTTTCCCATATTACCCCTAATAATATTCTCGCATCTGTAAAACACCAGGCTCATCCTCGTAATCCTCTGGATGCGTTATAAAGTTTCCTTGTCTAAATCTTAACAAAGCTTGAGTGGTGGAGTCAACATAATCGTCATGCTCACCAAAAGGAAAAGCAGCACATTCCTCAATAACCTCTTGCGCCCATCTCTCGTCAGGATACCATACCTGCCCTGATTCAAATAGAGGTGCTACGGCGTTTACTCTTGAATGTTTATCATTTCCTTTGCTCGGTGTAAAGTTAACAACTGGAATTCCTGTTTGACGCAATTCGTAGGTTAGCGGAAGCCCTGACGCTTTCGCCTCGACTATGACAGTTTCCGGCTCCCAATATTTATATTGCTCCATTGCTATTCTCTTGAGCTCTGGAAATTCCCATCTTCCTCTTTTCGCATCTAATAAGATGCACGCCGGTGCTCGCATATCGTCTCGGTAAAAAACTCCCCATGTAGTGATTGCCGAGTAGTCTGCTGTTTCTTTTTTAGAGTATGCTGTATCGTAGCTTTGAATTACATGTTGGAGGGGAGGAGGATCGCCTGCTTCGTATAGCTTCCACCAGTCACGTTTTATTATGGAACCTTCTTCTGATACTGGTTGCTGTTGCCATTGTGCTTGCCACTTCTGCTCGGACAGCGATGCGCGGACCGATAACAGTTCGTCCGCTTTCCAATATTCAGGCCACATAGGATTTCCTGTTTCAGGGAAGATAGCAGGGAATTCAATAATATCCCATTGATCCGCTTTTACTTCTTTTTGTGCATTAACTAATTTACCTGTAAGATCTTTTACAGACCATCTAGTCATAACCACAACTATTGCGCCGCCAGGCTGCAAACGTTGACGAGGACCTGAGGTATACCACTCATAGGCATTATCCATGGCAGTTTGACTTAGTGCGTCTTGCTCCGAATGAGGATCGTCAATAATGAGCAGATCAGCACCACGACCAGTAATGGCACCCCCAACACCAGCAGCAAAGTATTCGCCACCCATGTTGGTTTCCCAACGGCCCGCGGCCTTCGAGTCTTGTGATAGTGATATGTCTTTGAAAACATTTTTATATTCCTCCATGTCCATTAAGTTACGCACCTTTCTACCAAATCTATATGACAACTCTGCGGTGTGCGTTGTTTGAATAATTTTTAATTTAGGATTGTGTCCCATCATCCATGCAGGAAATAAGAAAGAAGCAAATTCAGATTTAGTATGTCTTGGTGGCATATTAACGATTAAACGTTTCAGCTTACCGTCTTTAATCATGTTAAATTTTTCTGCAATCTTTCTGTGGTGATATCCACCAATAAATTCTGGCCACACTGCTTTTACAAAAGATAAATAATCATCTCTTGAATGTTCAGCTGTATCTATTTCTGCTTTTCTTAATTCTAATTTTTTTATTAGATCTGCAGCTTCATCACTGGTTATTTGGTCTAAATCCATTTTCGTAACATTATAGCATATGTTTTGTTTGTGTAAATCTTACACGCTACGTTGCATATATAAATCTATAGGGGGGACGGGGGGTGGCGAGGTCATAAAGGATTATTTTTGGCAAAAAATGGTTTGGGACTCTAGATGTAGTATCTAATCTAAATAGACTAACTAAATAGGGCGATTACCTGAAGGATTATTTTAAGAAGGGAAGGTAGCATGGACAGGTATCACCTGCCCACGCTGGTAAAAAAAGTTAATGATTTATACCAAATTTATTAGCCAAATCTCTAGCTAACTCTATTCCAAAATCTTTTATTCTTGGATCGTTTTGATTTGTCATAATAAATTCAAATATCTTTCCATCTAAATAATTAGCTAATAACTGCCAATCTATTCTTTGTTCTTGAGCATTAGATAAAAAAGTATTTTGGTTTTGGTTACTAACACCACGATTTGTGGTGTTAGCTAATTCTCTTAATTGATTAATTAAATCATTAGGCATTTGCAATTCTCCCTAACTGTTCTTCAATTAAGTTTTCTTGTTCTTTATTATTCGTTACATTTTTGATCGAATAATAAGTTGATTGTTTAACAGGCATATCAACTTTTTTCTTAACAAAGAAATCTCTAACTTGTTGCATATCTGTTAAAGTTCTAGTGTGTTCACTAACTGAAAAAACATTGTTATTATGATTGAATACATAATTTTCT